GCGCGTATCGGCGAGTTGGTGAAAGCGGAGTGGCGCCATGTCGATTTCGACCGGGCGGAATGGACCATCCCGCCCGAGCACTCAAAGAACGGCAAGCAGTTCGTCATTCCCCTGGCGCCGTTGGTGGCCGGCTGGTTTGCCGAGCTTCACGCCCTGGCTTTCGAGTCGGTTTATGTTCTTCCAATCCGCTGCACTCGGGGCGAGAAGGTTGATAAACCAATGGAATCGACAACCCTGAATTCAGCCATCAAGGTCTTCCATGCCGCCATGAACAAGGACCGCCCCCGCTTCCGCTATTTCACCCCGCACGATCTGCGCTCCACGTGTCGCAGCCATCTGGGATCGCTGGGCGTGGATGTACTCATTGCCGAGCGCTGCCTGAATCATTCCTTGGGCGGACTGGTGGCCATTTACGACAAGCACGACTACCTGACCGAGCGGCGCCGGGCCTTGGAATTGTGGGCTGCCAAGCTGGATAGCCTGGAGAGCGGCGCCGGGTTCAATGTCGTTCCACTCAAGCGAGGAACCGCATAGGCGAAAGGGAAGCGGAAAAAGCCGGTGGGAACACTGGGAACAGTGGGAACAATCCTCTGTAAAGGCCGTGGGTACTGGAATATAAGTGTTCCCACTAAACCTCTTTTTACTGGGAACATGTTCCCACTGGATCGCTTATCGATGCATCGAAAATGCCCGCCCCCATCGCCTGCGGCGCGAAAGAAAACCCCTGCCGGCCATCGCGGCGCGGGGTGGGTTCTGCCCATGTGGCAATAGATTTATAAAGTTTCGCCGGGCCTAGGTTTGGCCGCCGAAAAGCCGGAACCCTTGCCGGCTTGGCCCTGGCGAATTCAACAAGGGATCGCACACAAGGGGTGCTGGATGGATGATTGGGAAAACTTTTCCGCCTTCGGTGACATAGTCGAGCTTGAGCATGTCGCGTACCTGCTGGAAGAGTGCGCCGCTGGCGAGTTGTCGCCGGGGTGCCTCGATGACCTTGCCGGCGATGATTCTTACCTGCTAAAGCGCTTGAATATTCAGGCTGCTGGGACCGCCCGTTTGCTTGAGGCAAAGCGGCCGGGGCTTTATGAGCGAACGTGGATTGCCGGTATATTCGGGGCGCTATTCAACGAGCTGCACGATGTGGTTGGGAAGCCGCGCCTCCTTCCTGCATGTCTGCCGAGTATCGTGCTGAACATGCACAAAGTGTTCATCGCTGCCCACGATGTATTCAACCCTCTCCACCTGGAAAGAATGATTTCTGAGGCTGAATATAACGGGCGTGAAACGGCGATATCAAACCATATGAGAAACATCGCCAAGGGTCCAAGAAATCGCAGTGCATCAAATGATGGGGGGCGGGCACTCGTTGCTTGCGTCCGTGCAGAGTCGAAAAAGCGGCAGTGGAATACTGCATGGAGTTGGCTGTGTACGCAGGCTGAAAATAAAGCCAGTGTCGGTGCTTTCACCCTTGATGGTGTCTGTGATTCCGGCAATTTTGTGCGCTATCTCAATGCTCAGGAAAGCGCCGTCAAATCCATTAAGAAATCGACATTTCAGGATTACTGGCAGCGGCCGAATCGGAGCAAAAAGGTCGGCAGATAGCGTGTTAAGTCCCTTTGCTAACCGGGAGATAACGGGATAACTCCCGCCAGCTCTCCTTAACGTTCGTCCATCGCGCCACAACGGCGCAATACATGGAGCGAACGATGAAGCAGCAAAGACTTGAACGGGTTCCCCAGGCCGCTGGCCGTATGGGGGTAAGTCCCTCCCAGGTGTATCGAGAAATCAAAGCCGGGCGTTTGGGCCCGCTGGTAAAACTTGGGCCGCGTGCATCTGCGCTGCCCGCTGAATCCGTTGATGGCTGGATTTCGGCCCGCATCGCTGAGGCTACCAAGGAAGGTGGCGCCAAATGAACGCCATGCCCTCTTTGCTTCACCTGTGGGAAAAGGCGCTGGTGTTCCGCATCGGCGAGGGCGAATCCGCTGGCCTCGATCAATTCCCGAATCCACTGAAATTCCCCGCTCGCTTTCCGGCCGAAAACCCGAACGCACCGCACCTGTTGGGTATCGTCCTGGGCGTTGCCGTGCTCAAACTCTATCGCCCCTGGCCAGTTGAGGCAGGCGAAACCGTGGCCATTGATCCTTGTGGCGGCTGGTTGGTTGAGATCAAGGAGGCGTTGGGGGCAGTGCGCCGGGCCTATGGCGACGAGCTGGGATTTTCCTGCCTGACTACACTGGGCTGTGTCCTCGATATGGCTACCCGTGCGCCGGAACGTCTTCCGCAGCTAATTCAGCGCATCGATGCACTGGACGGCGCGGCCCTTCATGCCATGGCAATGGCGGCAATTCGTGGCGATGAACAGCTCCCCGATATCTTTGCGGGGCTGATGGAATGACCCGCCCCCTTGACCGCCTGCCCCCCTGTCGGGATACTGGTGGTTCTCTCAAAAACGTAAGCAGCACCCCGGCGCCTTTGCTGCGAAGCCGGGTTTTTTGTGCCCCCGATTCGGGTGGTTCGCGTTCGTGCGCGGGCCGCTATCCGGTTATGGGGGTGTCGGGTATCCGTAAGGACCCGGACGCGCTTACGTGCGTTGAGAGCACCCCCACCCTTTTTCGGGTGGCCCTCAGTCTCAGAAACGTAAGGAGGCATCATGCCTGAACAATTCCCGGTCGAATCGACCAATCAATCTTCCTGTCTCAGCCTGCCTGACCGCGATACAGCGGCCAATCTCAATCCTTTTGTGGGCACAACCTGCTTGGCCGATACGGCGGCCAATGTGCGCGCTGGGCTGGAGTTCCTGGCACGAACTGCCGAGGCTTTTCCCAACTGTTCCAGTAGCGCGGCATACGGCGTTGATCTGGTCTTGCAGGCGATGGCCAAGGCTCTGGCCTTTGAGGCGAAAGGGGATGAGCAATGAGCATGAATGCATCTTCCCTGACCAAAGCCCTGGACCTGGCTGAAAAGGTCCGCCGTGTGGATTTATGCCCCACCCAAGCAAAGTGGCTGACTACGGGCACGGCGGATGATTTGCTGGCGCTGCGAGCAAATGCGCGTTACGCAGTGGATGAGATTGCAGATGGAGTGACGGCAATTGGCTATCTCCTGGCAACGAATGACAAGTCTCAGGGCATCCCGGATCAAGCATTGGAGCGCTTGGGCTGGTTCCTCTGTGGCATGGGTGATTTGATCGTTCGCATGAACGATATTCGTTGCATGGCGGATGGGTCGGCGCCTGTCGAAGAAACAGGATTCGCTGTGCCAGAAAGTGGGCGTAATGACGGATAGAGCCTCCTGGATAAAGCGCGTTGCCGCTGTCGCCCTGGAGCGCTTTGACGAAACCATGCAGCTCCTTGGGCTGCACGGTGGCAAGCGCCAAGGGCGGGAATATCTGCCCCTCAACCCGAACCGGGCGGACCATAAGCCGGGGTCGTTCTCGATCAACCTGGATAGCGGCGCCTGGATGGACGGCGCCAGCGGCGACAAGGGCGGCGATTTGGTGGCCTTGGCGGCCTTTGTCTGGCAGACCAAGCAAGGCGAGGCCGGGCGCAAGCTGGCGGCGCAGTTTGGTGTGCCGGTGCCAGAATCGACCAAGGGCGGCAGAAGCGATGCCGGCAGCGCCGGCAGGGAGCAAGCATGTCCGCCCCCCGTCCAATCGCCGGTAGCGCCTTCGCGTGGGTACGGCGAGGCATCCGGGAGCGGTGCCGTCTGCCTTATGCCGATCCCGGCCGATGCGCCGCGGCCGCCTGCTGCGCATACTCGCCACGGAAAGCCGGTGAAGCGCTGGGCCTATGTGGATGCGGCCGGCGTGGTGTGCTTCTACCATGATCGATATGAGCCGGCCGGCGAGCGCAAGCAATTCGCCCCCTTGACCCTGTGGCGGGGGCTGGATGGCCGCATGGCCTGGCAGTTCAAGGCGCCGCCCGCACCCCGCCCGCTGCTGGGGCTGGATCGGCTGGCAGTCTTGTCGTCTGCCCCGGTGATGGTGGTGGAGGGAGAGAAAGCCGCCGATGCAGCGGCCGGGCTGCTGCCTGGCTGGGTGGTGGTGTGCTGGCAAGGTGGGGCGCAAGCGGTGGAGCGGGCGGATTGGTCGCCGCTGGCTGGCCGGGATGTGGTGCTGTGGCCCGATGCTGACGAGCCTGGCGCGGACTGCATGGGCAAACTCGCCCGGCTGCTGACCGGACAGAAGGCGGCGCGGGTTCGCTTGCTCGATCTGGCGCAGCTTGCCCAGGTGGCAGGCCGGGACGATGCTGGAGCGCCTGTGCTATCGCCTGGTCCGGCGCTGGTGGCAGGCGACGATGCCGCCGATCTGGCGGCGCGTGGCTGGGCTGCCGATCATGTGGCGTTGCTGCTGGATCGGCCCGGCTTCCTGGTTGATGTGCGGCCGGCCTTTGTGGCGCAGCCTGCCAAGCCAGCGGCCGAGGCTGTACCGGCGCGGCGCTTCATCCTGGAGGATGCCGGCGTGTATTTCCTGGAGCCGGACAAATCGCCACGCTGGGTCTGCCCGCCTTTGGAGGTGGTGGCCCTGGTGCGTGATCCCCACGGGGAAGGCTGGGGCAAGCTGGTCCGCTTCCGTGATCCTGATGGCAGCGAAAAGCGGCGCATCCTGCCCGATGCCATGCTGTCGGGCGATGGGACGGAACTGGAGCGCACCTTGCGCGGTGCTGGTCTCAAGGTGGCGCCGAGCGGGCGCCCGTTATTGCGGCAATACCTGATCGAGGCCGCCCCCGAGGATCGCGCCCGCGTTACGGATCGGACGGGCTGGCATGAGTGCAAGGGCGGCGGCGCTGCTTTCGTGCTGCCTTCCGTGGCTTTTGGGCAAGGTGGCGAGGCGTGGATATTCCAGACCGATGCCCAGGCTTCTCATGCCTTCCGGCAGCGGGGCAGCTTGGACGAATGGCGGCAGGAGGTGGCGGCCCGGTGCTCCGGCAATACGCGCTTGGTGTTCGCCGTCTGCGTGGCCTTTGCTTCGCCATTGCTGCACGTGGCGGGGGCGGAGTCGGGAGGCTTCCATTTACGCAGCGGCAGCAGTGACGGCAAAACGACATGCCTTCGTGTTGGTGCTTCCGTGTGCGGTGGCGCTGACTACATGCAGCGCTGGCGGGCTACGGATAACGGCCTGGAAGGGCTGGCCTTGCAGCATTGTGACGCCCCGCTGTATCTGGACGAGCTGGCCCAGCTCGATCCCAAGGCGGCTGGCGAGGTGGCTTACATGCTGGCAAATGGCAGCGGCAAGGCGCGGGCAGCTCGCACTGGCGGCATGCGGGAACAAGCCCGCTGGCGTCTGTTGTTCCTGTCGGCGGGTGAAATCGGCTTGTCCCAGCATATGGGCGAGGCTGGCAAGCAGGCCAAGGCCGGGCAGGAATTGCGCTTGGCGGAGATTCCGGCCGATGCTGGCGCCGGCTTGGGTGTGTTCGAGCAGTTGCACGGCGCAGCCAATGGCAGCGAGTTTGCCAAGGGGCTGGATCGGGCGATTGCCAAGCATCACGGCACGGCCTGGCCGGCGTTTCTCGCCTATCTGGTGGAGCATCGGGACGAGCTGGGAACAACGCTACATGATGCCGCCAAGGCTTTCGAGGCGCGTTTCCTGACCGATACGGCAGCCGGGCAGGCCCGCCGGGTGGCTGCACGCTTTGCCCTGGTCGGTGCGGCCGGTGAGCTGGCTACAAGCTGGGGGATTACCGGCTGGGCGCCCGGTGAGGCGATGAAGGCGGCCGGTGCCTGTTTTGCCGCCTGGATTGCGAATCGGGGCGGGGAAGGTAATCACGAGGAAAGGGCGGCGCTCGCCCAGGTGCGTGAATTCCTGCAACGGTATGCCGAATCTGCTTTTACCGACTGGGCGCGCCCTGGTGTCGATACGGACAAGCATGCCTCAGTGCGCAGTGACCGGGCCGGTTATCGGCGCTATGAAGGCAGCGCCGAGAATGGGGAGCTGGAATTCTTCATCTTCAACGAGGTTTGGCGGACGCGGGTTTGCAAGGGCTTGGACCCTGCTACCGTTGGGCGCCTCATGCTGGCCCGTGGCTACATCAAGAAAGGCGAGCGGGAATGGATTAGCAAGGTTCGCACCCCGGAAGGCCCTGCCCGTGTGGTGCATGTCCTGCCGGCTTTCCTGGAAAGCGAGGGCTGATCGATGGACTGGGATGCGCTTATGCCGGCGGTCCCGGTGAATGCTGTGGGAACAGATGGCGCCGGGGATAACGCGCCGGATGCCGGCGATTTGTTCCCACCTGTTCCCAGCCAAAACGGCGATTGTTCCCACTTGGCTGATAGAGATAATCAAAGTAGAAACAATGGCTTATCGGATTTGTTCCCACTGTTCCCAGTGTTCCCACCAGAAAATGAAGGAAGGCAATGGGATGGGGACGAAAACGAATCGCCGGGGGCGGCGGGTGGCCCGGTTCAACTTCGCGCCAGGAATGAAGGAACAGAGGACGTCGAGGGCTGCAAACCGGCAAGGGCGCTTGATCCTTGGGATGATCGGATTACCTGCGGGCAGTGCCTGAACTACTGGGATGGCGGGGTGTGTGCCGTTGCAAAGCCGTATCCCGGCGCCCTGGTGGTGGCGAATAGAGGATATCGCCCCGTGCAAAGGCTCATGCGCTGCCGTGGATTCTCTCCAGTCGAAGGGATAGGCGACAGACGGACCGGTCTGGAGCGCTGGCCCGGTCTATGAACACGAACGATGAGGAAATCATGAAGCAAAGTCACAACGATGTTGCTGAACTGGCCGCCAAGCTTGCGGCTGAATTACCGGAACAGGCCCGCCCTATGCTGGCGGCGTATATCGCGTCAGCTACCGATGGTCTTGGGCTGGTGACGGTTGAACAGTTGTCAAATGTGTTCGGGTGCTCTGCACAGAACGAACTTATTGCCCTGTTCGAGAATTATTGGGTTGCGGTAGCGAATGACAGCGAAGAGTGTGAAGAAATCGAGGATCAGCTAGAGGCGGCCGGGGTGTTTCACCTGGTGCCGTTGGTGCTCGATATGGGTAGTCGGTTCGCACGTGCGCTTGCTGTTATCGATGAACAACCAAGTTCAAAGGCTAAACACTGATTGAAGGGGGAAGTTATGAAAGCGGTTTTCAAGGATTCGTTTCTGTCCGTCTATCTGGAGGGGCATACGGCTATCGATTTTGATGTTGTAAAGCTGAATAAAGCCGTGCGGCGAGCTGGCAACGATGTGCGCAACGAGGCGCGGCGGCTGCTGTCTCGCAAGGCAATATCTCAAGCTGGCGAGGTGCCAGGGCAGCGGACTGGGCGCCTTAAGCGCAGCATTCAGATATTGGGTAGTGGGCCGGGATGGGTTCGTGTAGGTCCAAAGAAAACATCCGGCATGAAGGATTTTTATCCGGCCTTTCTGCACTACGGTGTTACCGGCAGGCGGCGGCGAAAGGATCACAAAGCCCAGGTGAAGGACGGTAAATGGAGGATTGCCCCCAGGGCCAATTACATGGCATTGGCCTTGGCAAGAAAGCGGGGGCATGTGGTAGGTGTTATTCGTTCCGCCCTGTGGTCGTCACTGAAGCCGAGGTAAGTAATGCCAATGTCTCCGCCAGTTCCATGCCGGCATCCCGGTTGCCGCCAGCTCTCAATGCCAGGGACTGCGTATTGCGCAGCACATAAGCGGCCAGCCTCCAATTGGGCGGCGCCGGATCGGGGGACAAGTCATTCACGCGGGTACGGGTGGAAATGGCAGAAGCTGCGCCAATCAATCCTGGACCGGGATAAAGGCTTGTGCCAGTCATGCTTGAAAGCCGGCAGGGCGTCGATTGCTACCCATGTGGATCACATTACGCCCAAGGCTCAAGGTGGATCAGATGCGCCTGGCAACTTGCAGGCCCTGTGTGCTGAGTGTCACAAGGAAAAGACTGCTGCCGAGTCAAAACGCTAGATGGGGAGGGGGCGGCTAAATCTCTGCTGATCGGGATACTCCAGACCGCGTGGTACCCAAATTTTTTCACGCGGGAGTATTGGGGGAGGGGGGGTACCCATTCATTGGCAGGGTGGTATCGGGGATGGGGTATTGAATCTCTAGGGCTTTAGCCCCGTAGACCGCGCACCCCCCTCTTTTCACGCACCCGCGAAATGGGATGGGGGGAGGGTGTTGTGGGTGAGGCATAATTGGCGGCCGGCGATGCCCAGCGGGGCGAATTCGGGTAGCTACATGGGTAGCTAGGACAATCTGATTTTCTGGAGAGCCTTATGAATACTGCCTTTCAAGCCCGCTTAGTTCTTCCCTTCTGTAAGGGCCGGCCAGCCGGTGGCAATGTCGGACGGGGATGGGCTGACTTTCACCCTGTCGGACAAGGGTACGGCGGCATGGGTGCTGCGCTATCGCATCGGCGGCAAGCGCAAGGAGCTGACCATCGGGCGCTACCCCGATATCAGCCTGACCAAGGCGCGGGCCATTGCGACGGACAAGCGGGCCGAAGTGCAGCAGGGCGTGGATGTGGCACAGGAGAAGCGACAGGCCGCCCAGGATGCCGCCAAGGCTTGGACCTTCAAGCGGCTGGCGGATGACTACCTGGAGCGGGCGGCGGATCGCCTCAAGCCGCTGACCATCGATGGGCGCCGGCAGCAGTTGCGGGACTACGTTCTGCCCAAGATCGGCGGGCGCCCGGCCGCCCAGGTGTCGCCGGTCGATATCGTGGAGATCGTCGAAGCGACGAGCCTCAAGTCTCTGCATGTTGCCCGCCTGGTGCTGATCGCCATCCGGGAAGTATTCGCCCACGGGATCGCCCGCCATGTGGTAACGGCGGACCCATGCGCCCATATCAAGGCCCGCGCCATCATCGGTGGGGCCAAGGAAACCCGGCTGCGCGTCATGCTGACGGATGCCGAGCTGGCGGAAGTGTTCAAGGGGCTGCCTGATATGGGCAGGCAAAATGCCCTGATGGTTCGCATCCTGCTGGCAACCGGGGCGCGTATCGGCGAGTTGGTGAAAGCGGAGTGGCGCCATGTCGATTTCGACCGGGCGGAATGGACCATCCCGCCCGAGCACTCAAAGAACGGCAAGCAG